AGAAAGCCCCCAGGTTTATCAGTCAGGGACTAATCGTTCATGATGCCAGTAAACCAAAGAGCAGCCGACTAAACAAGAAACCTAAAGCCTTAAGAGGGAGAGTATAAATGACACGTACCAATGAAAAATTAGCTGAGAAGATTGCTAAAGAAACAGCAGAAGACACACGTCCACAGTGGCAGATTGATCGTGAAGAAAGAGAGTTGGAGTATGATAACGCTGCACACTTCTTAAAGGATGAACAAATAGACACACTAAAGTTTGTTATGAAAGCTATACAGGACGCAGACTTTATGCTTCACGAATCTTATGAGCTAGGCACAGAAGAAATGAAATCTATCGACAGATCGGAGTGGAGATTACGTGTAGCATTTCCCTGAGCTATACAAACATATCCACAATGAAAGGATGGGGTTCGATGACTTTAAAGACTAATAGATACTTCGTCAAAGACATCCGTAGATTAACCAACACAATGTCTGGCAACCCTAGGTTTAAACTTATTGTAGCTGACAGCCAAGGTAGTACCATGACTATGCATACCAAACCCAATGCTAACTTTAGCTATACAGTTAGCCCAACCTGGAAGGATAGGATGATAGAAGCAAAGACCCATAAGACTAAACGAATCACGATGGTTGATGATGCCAAAGTATCGGAGGTATTCTAGTGGTCTTAGACATAGTGGCTATATCAATTAACATATTAGTCTTTGTGTTTATTATGTTACTCGCAAAATAAATTTTAGGTCTACCCCTTGACGGACAGTCTTGGATACCTAATTAAAAGAATACTAATAGTATTACTTAAAGTATTTTATCATCTCTAATAAAGAATAAGATACTAACAGTAGTACTATTAGTATAGACTAACATTATTGTTATTCGTTAATAAAAATACTAGGAGTATCACTATGGTTAAGGACAAGAACCTTGATTTAACTATTTTTATTGAGGACTTGTTGGATCAGATACACGAACTCCAGGATTTTATAGAGGACAGTGGTCTAACTGAGGAAGAATATATACAGTGGCAGAAAGATAAAGAAACTATTACCTACCATTAGTAAGACAGATAGAAGGAACAACACGAATGATTGAAGCAACATACATAAATCACATGGGTAATGACCTGACTGTAGTCAATGCAGCAAGGGTTAGCTTTGCCAAAGAATCCAACTGGCATGACCACGACAGTGAAACAGATCAGTATGTATTGAAGGATAAGGACGCCAAGTTGGTACACTANTTAGCTGAACACAAGCACTTCTCACCCTTTGGTCACTGCTTTGCATCCTTCGTTGTCAAGGCTCCTGTGTTTGTTGCTAGGCAGCTGGTCAAGCATAAGTTCCTACGTTGGAATGAGATCAGCCGTAGATANGTGGACAGTGAGCCTGAGTTCTATGAACCTGGCGAATGGCGTGGTAAATCAGAGGATAAGAAACAGGGCAGTGAGGGTACAGTAGCTATCTATATGGATCAGGAGATGCAGTGGCACAGACAGTTAACTGCCTACACTAACCTGATAAACAATGGTGTGTGTCCAGAGCAAGCACGTATGGTANTGCCACAGTCAATGATGACTGAGTGGTACTGGTCAGGTAGCCTCGATGCATTCGCTGATATGTGTAACCTCAGGTGTGCAGGTGACACACAGTTAGAGACTAGGTTAGTAGCAAATCAAATATGTGACAGCATGAAGGAACTGTTTCCTACATCGTGGCTTGCATTAAGATTGGAGAAGTAGATATGGATGATATAATAAAGATCATAGAGATTAAAGAGAATGAAGATGGGTCTGCTCTTGTAGACCTAGAGATGGACGCTGATACATACGCTAAGATATTCAACGCAGGATTTATACACTTGATTAAGAAAGGATTGGAGAACGATGATTAGTGCAGCATTGATGTGCCTTGCAATGAACGTCTACCATGAGGCTAGGAGTGAGCCTATGTTAGGTCAGTATGCAGTAGCACACGTAGTAATTAATAGAGTTAACAGTACCAAATGGCCTGATGATGTATGCTCTGTTGTACATCAGGGGTTAGATAAAGGCAGACACAAGTGTCAGTTTAGCTGGTACTGTGATGGTAAGTCAGACAAAGCACATGAAGAATTACCGTGGGCTAGGGCATTAATCGTAGCTGATAATGTACTGCGTGGTAAGATAAAAGATCCAACCAAGGGTGCAACACACTACCATGCAAGGTACGTTAAGCCGTACTGGAGTGCATCACTCAACAACACTGTAATTTATGGGTCACATAAATTCTATCAATAGGAAATAAAATGTATAAAGAAACAATAGAGTTAGTTATTTCCGTTAAAGAAGATGAGTTGTATGATTTAACTAAGGAGTTGACAGATACAACAGACAGAATTACTATGGAAATACAAAAACGTGCAAAAGAAATAAAAGAACTAGAAAAGAAAATAGAGGAGATGAAAGGTGGCTAATGATACACCACACTCACCATGCCCTTACGAAGATTGTGCATCATCAGATGCATTCAACTGGAACAAAGATGGCTATGGATTTTGTCACTCATGTCATCAATCGTATCCTACAAAAAATATGCCAGCTACTTTTGGCTGGGCTAAAGAGGAGTACCCATTGAAAGACAACAGACAACCACAAGCAATACCCGTTGAGGGTGTTAAGTACACTGGCATTAGGAGCATAGACCCTGATGTATGTAAGCTGTACGGTATTCAAATACAGACAGGCCCGAAGGGTGAGGATGTAAGGTATGCCTTCAAGTATCCACATACTACTAAGTATCGTATGTGTAATGATAAATCTAAGTCATGGGTAAAAGATCGTGGCCTTGGTATGAACCACCTGTTTGGCCCAGAGTTTAATGCTGGTACAGGTAAACGTATATACATAACTGAGGGTGAGTTTGATGCAGCTTCGTTGTATCAGATACTAGGTAAGACTTTCCCTGTTAAGTCTTTACCTTCTTCATCTATTGGAGAGAAGTTCATCAAGAATAATATGAAATACTTATCCTCATTCAGAGAGGTTGTGTATGCTGGTGAGCTTGATGATCCGGGCCGTAGGGCTGCTAACAAATTGTATCAGGCATTCCCTGAGAAGTTTTACTTTGTACCTATGACAGAGTTCAAAGATGCTAATGAGTTCCTTGAAAAGGGTAAGGCTACCAGCCTGATGTGGGCTGCTAAGTCACCTCAGAGATACTCACCTGAGAACTTCTTTTGTTCTGCTGATGACTTCTCTCATGCACTACGCAATGAAAGTCCCTATGAGTATGTGTCTACTGGTCACACAGGTCTTGATGAAAAGATACGTGGCATGGTTAGGGGTGGGCTAACATTCTTAAAGGCTCCCCGTGGTACTGGTAAGACAGAAGTAATACGTTACTTTGAGACAGGCTTACTTAAAGATCCTAATATCAAGATAGCTCTTCTACACATGGAAGAAATGAAGTCCACTACATTACGTGCTATGGCAACATACCATCTAGGCTGCAATGTCAGGACAAAAGAGGATGCTGATAATAATAATGTTACCCTTGAGTCAGTAGAAAATGCAGCAAATACTATAGCAGACTCTACCAACAACAGGACAATCATCTTTGAGATGATGTCGCATGATGATCCATTGAAGCTGCTAGACTATACAAGGTTAGCAGTGTCAGCCTATGGTGCTGACTATGTATTCGTTGACCACGTACAACGTCTAGCCTACCTATCTAACTCAGGTGTTGATGGTGCTACCAGTACGTTGACCACACTAGGTTCACGTATGGCACAGCTTGCCAAGGAGTTGAACATAGGTGTGATATTTATATCACAGGTCAATGATGATGGACGTACTAAGTATGCTGCATCTCTTGAAGAAGAAGCAATCATATGTATAAAGATAGAACGTAATGCTGAAAGTGAGGATGAGGTTGAACAGAATACTACTAACTTTATTGTGGATAAGAATAGACCCTTTGCTAAACTTGGCAACGCTGGTTCTGTTTACTATGACCCAGTGACTACGATACTTAGGGAAGATATTTTTGGTGAGGGGAATGAATCCACATGATAGTATTTGATGTAGAGGCAGATGGATTATTTAGACAGGCTACAAAAATACATTGTCTATCTTATACTAGTAACGGTAAGGATTTTAAAAGCCTTACTGACTACAATGATATGAGAGACTTACTGTTAAATGAGAATGTATTAGTAGGACATAACATAACACGTTATGATATACCTTTATTAAATAAACTATTAGGCATTAAGATAAAAGCAAAACTCTATGACACTCTTGCAATGTCATGGGTAATTAATACTGATAGACCCAAGCATGGGCTAGAGTCTTTCGGAGAAGACTTTGGTATACCTAAACCAGTTGTTACTGATTGGGAGTCACAGGATATACAAGTGTATATACATCGTTGTGAAGAAGATGTAAAAATAAATTGGATGCTTTGGTCTAACCTCATCCAAAGGTTTATGTTGGTATACAAATCAAAAGAAAACCTAGACAAGTATCTTAGATACCTGTCGTTTAAAATGCAGTGTGCTTTTAAGGCTGAGTTTTATGGTTGGAAACTTGACAAAGATCTTGCACAAGATTGTGTAGATAAGCTTGAGCTACAACAGAAAGAAAAGATTGATGAGCTAAAGACTGTGATGCCAATGCGTACTTTGTTTAGAAAGAAAACTAAGCCTAAAGTTATGCACAAGAAGGATGGTACACTGTCTAAGCAGGGTGAAGAGTGGCAAGCTTTACTTCTGGATAACATGCATCCCTCGTACTATGTCGGTGAAATAGAAGTAGTCAAAGGTGTTGAGGAGCCTAACCCTAAGTCTAGTGATCAAGTAAAGTCTTGGCTAAGATCATTAGGTTGGAAGCCTTGTACATATAAGTATGACAAAGACAAAGATGGTCAGGAGAAAAAGATACCACAGGTTAGAAAGAATGGACACCTAACTGAGTCAGTTAAGTTGCTTATACAAACAAACCCTCATGTAGAAGTTCTTGATGGACTGACTGTGATACAACACAGACTAGGTATCTTCAAAGGTTTCTTAGAGTGTGAGGTAGATGGGTTTGTTCAGGCAGGTATCGAAGGTCTTACTAATACACTTAGGTTCAAGCACAGAAAACCTTTGTGTAATCTTCCGGGAATTGATAAGCCTTGGGGTAATGAGGTACGTGGATGCTTAGTAGCACCTGAAGAGGATTCAGTTTTGTGTGGTGCTGACATGACATCCCTTGAAGATACAACAAAGAGACACTATATGAAACCGTATGATCCTCAGTACGTAAAAGAAATGTCACAGGATGGATTTGATCCACACCTTGACCTTGCTAGACATGCTGGGGCTGTTACTCAAGAACAAATACATAAGCACAACTCAGGGGAAATATCATTGAAGTCCTTACGTAAGAACTACAAGGTTGTTAATTACTCTGCTACCTATGGTGTTGGTGCAGCTAAGTTATCTAGGGAGACAGGCATGACAGTAAATGAAGCAAAGAAACTTCTTGATGCATACTGGCAACGTAATTGGGCAGTAGCACAGTTCGCTAAAGACAACCTAAAGAAAGTCAAAACAATAGCAGGTCAGATGTGGGTACAGAATCCTGTAAGTAAGTTCTGGCATACACTGAGGTATGAGAAGGATGTATTCTCCACACTCAATCAATCCACTGGTGCTTACTGCTTCGACAAGTGGATGGCCTACTACTTACAGTCAAGACCCAACATCATTGGACAGTTCCATGACGAATCAATTAACGTTGTGAAGAAAGGTTCAGAGGAGCAACACAAGTTAATACTTGTATCAGCAATAGAGAAACTAAATAAGGAGTTAAAACTTAATGTACAATTAGGTATTGATGTGCAGTTCGGAAATAAATATTCTGAAATACACTAATAAAAGTCTTGCATGTGCTTTTTAATACATGCTACTATTAAGATCTTAACATATATAGGAGTTGTCACACATGGCAAAAATTACAGTAACAGGTTTAGCACAATGGGCTAAAGTATTTGAACAAAACCGTGACCTACTAGGTTACCAAGGTCAGTGGGTAGACACTGATGGACGATGCTCTATTGAGATGGTTCTTGATGATGACAATGCAAAACGCATTACAGCTTCAGGTTGCATGAGCAAAGGTAAGGAAGATCCAGAGGGTCGTGGTACTATCTTCAAGTTTAATCGTAAGTTCTCTACCCCAAATGATTGGGATGGTGATGCACCTACCGTATACAAAGCAGACGGTACTAAGTGGGACTATGAAGCTGATGGTACTATCGGTAATGGTTCAGAGGTTCTAGTAGAACTAGATGTCTACAAGAATAAAGGTTACGCTACTTACACTACACGTTTGGAACGTGTAAAGGTAATCAATCTTGTAGAGTATAACTCTGATGGCAGTGGTAAGAACGATCCCTTTACTGCTAACATTGCACCAAACGATAATGCTAATGTTGTAGCATCTCAATCTGTTGATAGTGCTATGGAAGCTCTTGACGAAATCCCTTTTTAATAGGAGAGAAATATGCCTAAGATAGAAACACTAGTAAAAGATATGTACGCTGTAATTGAAGGAAAGGGTGGGTGGGATAAGACAATTACACAGTATCTTGCAGATAACATTTCAGCTAACGCTGAAGCAAGGTTTAAAGAACCTCAGAAACCTAGAGGGTATTTGAGTTTCTCTTCTATCGGTTCACCTTGTAAAAGAAAGACTTGGTATAGGATAAATAAAACAGCTGAAGCTGCACCATTAAATCCTCAACTACTAGGTCTTTTCTTTTACGGGGATCTACTTGAGACTTTAGTCTTGGCCCTAGCAAAAGCTGCTGGGCATGACGTTCAAGGTGAACAAGATAGAATGTCTGCTGGTGGTATCAGAGGGCATAGGGATGCAGTCATTGATGGTATGACCATTGATGTTAAATCTTCCTCAAGGTATGGGATGAGTAAGTTTGTTAATCATACCTTGAGAGAGGATGATCCTTATGGATACATCAGTCAGTTAAGTTCTTATGTGTATGCTGCTAAAGATGATCCTTTAGTAACAGATAAAAAGCAAGGAGCTTTCCTTGTCGTACAGAAAGATACCTTCAATCTTTGTCTTGATACCTACGACTTCTCAAAAGAGATAAAGACTAAAGAAAAAGAGATAGCAGATATAAAATCAATAGTGTCTGGTTCGTTGCCTACTGAACGTATCAAACCTATTAAGCAATCTGCTACTTCCGAGAATACAAAGTTATCCTTTGCTTGTGCAGGTTGTGAGTACAGGAAAATTTGTTGGCCTGAAGCTAGGGTCTTTAAGTATTCTTCAGGTAAGGAATATTTAATTGATGTAGTTAAGAAGCCTCAAGTAGAGGAGTTAATAGATTGAGTAAGCAGGGTAAACAAAAGGGTAGGCTTGGACAACAAGAGATCAGGGATGCCCTACTTAAAACTTTTACAGAGCTTGAGCCTGATGATGTTAAGTCTACAATTATGGGAGACACTGGTGCTGACATTCAACTATCACCCAAAGCACAAAAGATTATACCCATATCTATAGAAGTTAAACGAAGGAGATCAGGACTCAAAACTGTTTACAGTTGGATGGATCAGGCAACTAATCATAGCAAAGGCCCACCAGTTGTCTTCTATAGATCAGACAGACAGCCTTGGTTGGTTGTTGTAAACTTGGAGCATTACTTAGAATTATTAAGGGGTACAAAGTAAATGTATGTGAACTCAGACTTACGCAAACCAAAGGTTAAAATATGGGGGGTTGTAGAAGGTCCAATCAGTGTATCAGACATTGATGATATAGACACAAATCTTTATATGAACCTTTGCAAAGTAGAAGTTAACGGCAGTATACAACACATAGAATATTTCTTTGATACAATGGACGATGCATACAATATGTGTAAGCACTTTCTTACTAGCATTGATCCTTTAGAAGTAGAACTCAATGATGATGATTGACATTGTGTTCTTTATGAGTATAACTGGAGACTTTAACTTTGGAGTATGAACTAAACTTAAAAATAAAAGTAGACAAGAATGCTAATTTTTTAGAGGTCGGAATAGACAATCACTCTGAAATTTTAGGTGAACTAACACTTAATGCTATGCATGACATAGATGATATAACAGTCGTAGAATGTGAGGTAATGAAATATGACTAAGATAACAATAGACAATGTAGATTATGACGATGAAAATTTTACTGATGAACAACGTAGTTTATTAAATGAGCTAAAGAATAACAGTGCTGTTTCATCTGGTATTAAGTATCAGTTGCACAGCTTAGATGTGCTAAGAGACTTGCTTACTAAGCAGCTTAAAACTTCCCTTGAGGAAAAGGAAATAGATACACCTGATGAATAGCAATTACTTACCTACTGACTATCAAACATTTATTGCTACAAGCCGTTATGCTCGGTGGCTAGAAGAAGAAGGAAGGCGAGAGACATGGGCAGAAACTGTTGAACGTTACATAACTAATATAGTTAAGCCGTTACTTAAAACAAAAAAAGATGTGGATGAAATACGTGATAGCATTCTATCATTAGAAGTAATGCCAAGTATGAGATCACTAATGACTGCAGGTAAAGCAGCATCCCGTGATAATACTTGTATGTATAACTGTAGCTATCTACCTGTGGATGACCCTAAGTCATTCGATGAGGCTATGTTCATCTTGCTCTGTGGTACTGGTGTCGGGTTCTCCGTAGAGAGCCAGTTCATCAATAAGCTCCCAGATGTGCCTCAACTCTTTGAGAGCGACACTTGTGTTGTCATCAAGGACAGTAAAGAAGGGTGGGCGAAAGGTCTTAGGCAAGTGTTAGCACTCCTCTGGGCTGGTGAGATCCCTAAGTGGGATGTTAGTAAGGTTCGTCCAGCTGGTTCAAGACTAAAAGTATTTGGTGGTAGAGCCTCTGGCCCTGCTCCATTGATTGATCTGTTTAACTTTGTTATATACACCTTTAAACAATCTTCTGGTAGAAAACTAAACTCATTAGAGTGTCACGACATTATGTGTAAGATAGGTCAAGTCGTGGTAGTAGGTGGAGTCAGAAGGTCAGCTATGATTAGTTTGTCAGATTTAAATGACAGTCTAGTTCGTCATGCTAAGTCTGGTAACTGGTATGAAAAAGAAGCTCATCGTGCATTAGCTAACAACTCTGTAGCTTACTTAAATAAACCATCTAGTATGGAGTTCATGCATGAGTGGTCTTCTTTAATGAAGAGTGGCAGTGGTGAAAGGGGTATCTTTAACAGAGAGGCATCTAAGAAACAGGCAGTTAAGAACGGTAGGCGAGATCCTAACTATGAGTTCGGGACTAACCCTTGTAGTGAAATAATTTTACGGCCTTATCAATTTTGTAATCTATCTGAAGTAGTTATAAGAGCAACAGATACTGTAGAAGATATTGCACGTAAAGTCCGCATCGCTACGGTCTTGGGTACAATACAGAGTACTTACACACACTTCCCTTATCTAAGAAAGATCTGGCATACCAATACTGCAGAAGAAAGATTGCTTGGTGTATCACTCACTGGCATAATGGATAACCCTTTGATGACCACAAAAAATAAAGGGTTAGCTGACACGTTGGAGTACTTAAAAGATGTGGCTGTTACTACTAATGCTAAGTATGCAAAGTATCTTGATATACCTGTGGCTACTGCTATTAGCTGTGTTAAACCCTCTGGAACCGTATCACAACTGGTTGATTCAAGTTCTGGCATTCATGCTCGCCACAGTAACTATTATATTAGGACTGTACGGGGTGGGAATGAAGATCCATTAACTAGGCTAATGTCTGATCAGGGTATCCCTAACGAACCTGATGTAATGAATCCAAATGCTACTACAGTATTTAGCTTCCCTATGAAAGCACCAGAGGGTGCGGTAGTTACTTCAGACATGACAGCCATTGAACAACTTGAGATGTGGTTGATGTATCAAAGACATTGGTCTGAACATAAGCCAAGTGTTACTTGTAATGTTAAGGCAGATGAATGGTTTGATGTATTAGCTTTTGTCTATAAGAACTTTGATGAAATGTCTGGTGTTAGTTTTCTTCCTTATGATGAGCATACCTATCAACAAGCTCCTTATACTGAGGTAGATGAGGTCAACCCTGTATTTAAAATAGACAAGGATGGTAACTTAACAGATACTATAGAAACTCATAGCTACAAAAGTTTGTTAGCTTTAATGCCTAGTAGTATTGATTGGTCTAAGTTATCAGAGTATGAACTAGAAGATACTACATCTGGTATGCAAACGTTAGCCTGTAGTGGTGATGTTTGTGAGATGGTTGACATTACATAATAGTTTATCCCCCTGCAAAGGGGGGTTTACACACTCAAACTCAACTGGTATTATTACCACAATAGAAATATTTGGAGCAATAAAATGGCTGTAAGAAAACCTTTCAATAGAGCAATGTATCAAATGTTTGACGGTATTGCTAAAGAAACTTTAGTTACTTACTTAGAAAGTAAGGGACATACTATTGTTAATAGTAAAGAAGATTACTACGCAGATGTTGTCTCAGAAAAAGATGGCTACACCTACTTCAATGAAGCAGAAGTAAAGTCTCAGTGGAAAGGTGATTGGCCTGACCATTGGAAGGAGATAAGAATACCAGAAAGAAAGCAAAGGTTGCTGGATAAATACGAAGGAGAGAATGGAGTATTAAACTTCTATGTATTTCGAGGAGACATGAAGAAGGCATGGCGTATTAAAGATACCTGCTTAACAAAAGAAAGTCTTGCCGAAGTAAAAGGTAGCAGACGAATAAGAAAAGGTGAACTATTCTTTCACATCCCTTACACTAATGCGGAGCTAATTGAGTTATGAATAAACCATCAAGAATGCCAGACGAAAATCTTATTGCTCAGTATAATTCTGTCAGTAAACCCTTTCATTATAACACAGGTGAAGTAGAATGCATTGACTATATCAAACAGGTATTAGGTAATGAGGGATTCATTTCTTACTGCCAAGGTAATATGATTAAGTATCAACACCGTCATAGGTACAAGAGTAAACCTGTGGAAGATATGGAGAAGGCAAGCTGGTACATGAACAAGATGATGGAAACAATGAGAGAGGTACACAAATGAATCCTTATGATGAAGGCCAGAAATCTTTTAGGTTAGGTAAGTTAGGTAATCCTTACTCACTAAATAGTAATAATAACAGAAGCTGGGAGTATGGCTTTAATACTGCATACTTCTCTAACTTAAAAAGAGTAAAAGATAATGAGCAAAGAATTAGAGAACGAGGCAAAGAACTACAAGAAAAAGAAACACACCTCTAAAGCAATGAAGCCCCTTACCACTAGACGGTATCTAGCAGGACAAGCTCTTGCTGGATTACTACCTAATAGTAAGGGGCGTCAAATGCCTGAGATAAAAAGATCAGCATATGAATGGGCAGACTATATGTTAGATGATGATTAATTTACTTTCTTAGGCTAGGTAAGTCTTCTGATTCAAATGCTTTATTGTATTCAGTTACCATTGAAAGCAAGTGCTGGCGTCTATTCATTTCTTCTGCAATAGACCCAGCATTTTCTATAAAGTCTTTAGAAGATGTAAAGCTTACACTACCAGTTTCATTTCTAAATTGATTTGGAAACATCTTTAAAACCTTGTCAAGATTTCCATGNTGTTTCTCAAACTTAGCTTGCTCTATATCATAAGTAGCACGTACATAACGAAGTCCAAATTTTCTAAATTTAGGGTCTTCTAAAAGTCCATCATAAGCTTTCTTTACATCTTGTGTTCTTTGGCCTATATGAAAATTTATAAAATTAGTTAAAAGTTTTCTTTTTAATTCAAACCCCTGTTGATCATTTGGTATTTGATCATAAGTTCTGTTAAGATATGCTACACCGTCATGTTTTTTAGTTTCTTTCCAACCTTTAAATTCAAAGGGCATTGTCTGAGATAAAGAATACCTAACTGCTTCATCTACAATAGCATTAGGTACTGTATAGCTTGAGTACATTTTGTAATCTCGAAGACCTAACAGAGTCATTTCTTTTTGTATTAAAGTGCTTGGTGGTTCTTCACTTACACCAAATTGTTTTGTCATTGGATTCCAAGAACCGATAGGATTAGGATTAAATATACTATAAAGCCTAACGTCATGTCCTTTTTCTTTACC